ACAACGGAGAACGCGGTACAGGTCATATGGGGCACATCACCAATCAACCTCGCAGAGAACCCAAAACAGGCAGTCAACAGACCGGTCATGGTAAGAGACTTTAAGGAGGCCAAAAAGGCTCTGGGGTATAGTGACGATTGGGAAAAGTATACATTGTGCCAGAGCATGTATGCCAATTCGGAGATTTTTACCATATCACCAGTGATATACATTAACGTTCTGGATCCAGAAAAACACTCAAAACAAATTGAAGAACAGACTATAAGGGTGGAAAACCATCAGGCAATCGTGGAGAGCCAGGGAATCCTTGTGGACAAATTAGTTATAACGACGCAGCCCAATACTGCCAGGGCGGGAAGTGCAATAACTGGGGAGGCCAAGGCGGTAGAGGCAGGTTCGGAAATTACGATGGGAACGGACTATATCACAAACTTTGATGAAATGGGAAGGCTTGTCATTACTTTGCTTAGTTCGGGGAATGCATTTGAACTGCCGGAAATAACTGTATCAGCAAAGGCAATTGCACCGGAGCTTGTGACAGAGGAGGACTTGATTGGATTTTACGATGTTCAGACCGGGAAAGAGACGGGGCTTGAAATCATTCGGAAGATTCATCCTCAATTAGGGGTGGTGCCGGGGATGCTGCTTGCGCCAGGATGGAGCCATAAGCCTAATGTGGGTACGGCACTACAGGCAAAGTGTGAGGAAATAAGCGGGGTCTTTGCAAGTACGTGCCTCCTTGACCTGGATACGGAAAAGGCTAAGAAATATACGGATTGCCTGACCGTGAAGAGAGATATGGGATTTAACGATGAACATGGAATCCCATTATGGCCCATGCTCCTGGCTGACGGAAGAAAAATATACTACTCAGCAGTATACGGGGCAATGGCGGGATACTATACGGCATTGAATCAGGATGTGCCATACATATATCCATCAAACAAAGGGCTAAATGTGGACGGAGCAGTCCTTAAGGACGGGACGGAGGTATACCTTGACCAGGACCAGGCCGGAGCCGTCAATGGGGATGGGGTTGTGACTGTACTGCACGATGATGGAGAATGGAAAGCCCTGGGTAACAATACAGCAGCATACCCGGATAACACGGATCCAAAGGACCGGTGGATAGGGTGCCGCAGGATGTTTGATTTTGTAAACAACAGATTTGCACTGGATTACCGGAAAAAATTGGATTCAAACATGAACAAAAGACAGGTCGATGATATTATTAACTCATTCAACGTATGGGCTAATAGTTTGGTATCTGCTGGTATGTGTGCAGGGCTCAACATCGAATACAGAAGTGACGAGAACAGCATAGAAGATGTATTGGAGGGACACATGCGCACTAGGACACATTTGGCGCCATTCACGCCAATGGAATACATTGAAAATGTAATGGAGTTTGATATATCGGCACTTAAAAATGTCATGACAGAGGAGGGATAAAATGTTTAAGACACATCTGGTCAATAGATTTAAGGTTTACAGGGGAGGAAAACAGCTTATCGGAATAGCTGGAGAACTGAACCTACCTAAAATTACGAACCTTGTGGAGAGCTTGGAAGGTGCCGGGGTAGGTGGAAAGATGGATGTTTCAGTCATTGGAATGATTGAGAATATGGAACTGGAATTGACATTTGACACAGTATGCGGGGATTTGTTTTCAGTCATAGACCCAACAGAATCAGAAAATATAACAATTAACGGGGCATTACAGGGGATGGACAGCGGAACAAGGAAAGCTGGATTTGTGGATTTGAGCGTAATAGTAGCGGGACAGACTAAAGAATTTAATCCAGGAACAGTAAAAGCCGGGGGAAAGATGGGAAGCAGCGTGACGATGACACTGGATTATTACAAGCTGATATTGGATGGAAAGACGATGGTCGAGATTGACAGAATGGGGGACGTTTACACTATCAACGGTAAAGATGTTCTTAAGGAAGTCAGGGACATGTGTTAATCATAGGAGGAAAGCAGGATGGGTGATAAGACTCAAAATGAAACAAAAAAGGAAAGCTCAGAAGCAAAAAAAGATTGGAAAATAATCACGCTAAAGAAGCCGGTTGAATACCAGGGAATGGAAGTGAAGGAGATTGACCTTGGAAAACTGGAGGACCTTACGGCGCAGGACATGAACAACGCATACGATACATATTATGCGTTGGGAGGAAACCGGCAAATCATGCAGGAATCCACCTTGTTATTTGCACAAATCATGGCGGCACAGGTGACGGGATACCAGATAGAGGTATTTGAGAGAATGGGAGCAAAGGATGCAATGTGCCTTAAGAATCGAGTTTACCGTTTTTTCTTCCTAGAGGAATAATGTGTCCAAATGATATCAGAGAATTAAATAAAGCAATTATAGCTGCGGGAAGGTACTCAAAGGCCGGACCGCAGTTTTATTTTGCCCTGCCATTAAGTCAGGCAACAAGATTGCTTAAAGACACTATGGAGCAGGCAAAAGACGAATCCAGATTGAGGAAGAGGTGATGAGGGACGGCGGGAAAGGGAAAATACCAACTTGAAATAATGATATCTGGAGAGACTGACCAATCCTTGAACGCGTCCATCAGAAAAGCCAGGAGCGAACTGGACAGCTTGGAACGAAAGGCCGGAATCTCTTCAAAAGCTATATCAGAATCATTCGGGGGAATGAGCGTTGAAGGAATTAACAAATTAGGGGACATATCAGACAAGGCATTCGGAGCCATTGTAAAGGGAAGTAAATTGGCGGCGGCCGGGATTGCCGGAATTGCTGCAGCGTCTACATACGTAGGGATGGGTTTTGAGGAGCAAATGAGCACGGTAAAAGCCATTTCGCAAGCATCGGACGCAGACATGGTGCAACTTACGGAACTGGCAAAAAAGATGGGGGAAACCACCAAGTTTTCCGCAGAAGAGGCTGGTAAAGGGCTGGAATACATGGCAATGGCCGGCTGGAAAACCAAGGATATGATAAGCGGCCTGCCAGGAATCATGAATCTAGCAGCGGCATCCGGGGAGGATTTGGGAAGTGTATCAGACATCGTTACTGATGCAATGACGGCCTTTGGTATGTCTGCCGATGAATCAGCCAGATTTGCAGATGTCCTTGCTCAGGCATCCAGTAACTCAAATACAAATGTAGGCATGATGGGAGAGACATTTAAGTATGTCGCTCCTGTAGCCGGAGCATATGGGTACACGGTGGAGGATGTTGCAGTAGCTACGGGATTAATGGCAAACGCAGGCATCAAAGCAGAAAAAGCCGGAACCGCAATGCGCACCATGCTTACAAACCTTGCAAAGCCAACAAAACAAATGCAAGGATACATGGATAAGCTCTCTCTTTCACTGGTTGATGGAAAAAATAAAATGAAGCCGTTTGACCAGCAACTAAGGGAAATGCGGGCTAGTTTCTCAAAATTATCAGAGGCAGAGCGCGCTGAGTACGCAGCCGGAATAGCAGGTAAGGAAGGAATGTCCGGCCTGCTTGCAATTGTAAATGCATCAGACGAGGATTTTGAGAAACTGACAAAATCAATCGAAGGAAGTGCTGGAGCTGCTGAAAGAATGGCGGGAATGAGGCTGGACAACCTTAAGGGAGACTTAACCCTTCTTCTCAGTGCAACACAAGGGGCCGGAATTGAACTTTATGAAGGATTTTCTGGGGATATGCGGAATGCAACACAGTATGTCATATCATGGGTTACGAGCTTTACTGACAGCTTAGAAGAAAACATCCCAACGGCCAGAAGAATCATGAAGCAATTAGGAAAGGAATTGGAGAACTTTTTTGGTCCTATTGTAGATATCGGAAAGTGGTTTACAAAAAACCCCCAGGTGATTGCTGGGGGACTAACAGGAATATCCGCAGCGCTAATAACATTTAAAAGCGTCAAGGTTGCTAAAAGTGGAATAAAAATGCTTGCAACCATATCGAGCATGGCATCTGCATGGCCGGTAGCGGCAACGGGAGTGATGATAGGGGCCATTGTAGGAATTGGCGCAGCCATAGAAGAAGCAGAGAGACAGGCGGCAAAACAAAGCCTTGCAGACCATTTCGGAGACATAACCCTATCAATGAAGGAGCTGGAGGATGCCGCCAGACACAGCCTGGGGGAGGGACTATTTCAGAGCATAGACGAGATGGCGGATATAGGGGGAAAAACATCCAAGTTTCGCGACTCTATGCAGGCAGAAATCCGGGAGATAAACAAAGCTGGGTGGAAGCTCTCACTGGGAATCGAATTTGATGAAGGGGAAACAGCGTCATATGTAACAGCGGTTGACCAATACGTTAAGGATGCACAGAACTATATCACCAACCGGGGATATGAACTGAAATTAGCGATTGATATTGTCATGGGAGAGGACAAAAAGGGGTTATCAGAGGAAAGCGACGCTTTTTACCAATCGCTATATGGTCAACTGGAGCCATTACAGCAAGGGCTACAGGAGACATTACAGGATATCACAGAAAACGGCCTTACGCTGGATAAAGATAAAATAGTACGGCAATATCTGAGTGACATATCAGACATAACTAGCATGATATCAGACGCTCAGAATGCGGCACAGCTTCAGATGATACAAGGCGAGTTTTCAGGTGTAGCCCTTACGCCAGAAACCTTCCAAAATTACCAGGATGCAATAAACGAATACACGGAAAAGGCAACCGAGAATATCGACAGCTCCTACGGGAAGATATTGACCTCCCTTAATGCACAGCGTATTGCAGGTGAGAAAGGAATGGAGGGAGGTATATCACAGGAAGAATTTGATTCCCAGTCAGAGGCCGCAACACAGGCATATTATGCCCGAAAAGCACAGGTGATAAAAGATGGATACCAGACAATGAGGGACACCATCATGGAAGCCTATGGGGATGATATAGGACCGGCCCTGGAGGATATGGACCAGTCAATCAGCCAAAGCCTTGAAGAATTTAAGAACATCGGATATGGCACCCCTGAGGAATGGATGAACACCATGGACAGGGCTATGACGGATGCTGCAAACGCGAGTGATATCAGCGCGGGCGGAAAGAAAGCCATAGATATGCTGCTTAAAGGGATGGAGCCGAATCAGGAGCAAATGGCAGCACTGGTGGAGCAGTATAAAAAGGCCGGGGGAGACATGGCAGACGCCCAAATGAAGGGAATCAGCGATGCTATGGATGAAGTGGTATCCCTAAAAGGCGTGACGGGGAAAAAGGATTCCATTGGAGCAATGATTGCAAGGGAAGCTGCAAAAGACACGACGATGGCAACGGCCTTGATGGCATCAAACAATGCAGGGGCTGCATATGCAAATTCCGTCATTGCAGAAATACAAAGGAAATGTCCAGAGGCGGAACAGGAGGCCAGGGATTTTCTGAATGCAGTCAGGAAAGAGTTTGAGAATGGGATGGACCCGATTACGGTCAGCATACCGGTCACGGTTGATATGGTGGAAACCTATAAAAAATCGGCAAATCCATACCGGCCACATGACATCCCGAAGCATGGAGACGGCGGCATATTTAATACCAGACACATTGCGGAGGTAGCAGAGAAGGGGCCTGAGTCAATTATACCCATAGACCAATCACCCCACGCAATCGAGCTATGGCGGGAAACGGGGAAACTTCTGGGAGCTTACGAAGAAAATAATTACGGCAAGATGTATGAGGGTATCATGAGGAGCGGTGGAATAACAACGGACAGTCACACAAGCTCATTCTCGCCCACATTCAGCCCAGTTATATATGTAGAGGGTGGCCCAGATGTCAGGGAGCAGGTCATGAGCGGCTTGGAAAATGGTTTTGAATGGTTTAAACAAATGATGGAGAAATATGAATATGAGCGGTTTAGGGCTGAGTATTAGGAGGACATATGGCGGAAACGTATAAGACAATCCAGGGAGATACCTGGGATATGATATCAAAAAAGGTATACGGGGCCGAGAAACATATGGATTTTCTCATGGAAAACAACCTTCCACTCCTTGACACTTTCATATTCCCTGCTGGAGTATGTGTAAACACGCCGAAACTGCCGGAAGCTGAAACAGCCGAGCTTCCGGCTTGGAGAACAGGAGGGGTTACGTGAGCAGCCCAAGAAGAAGGACAGTAAAGATTGTATATAACGGGGTTGATGCACAAAGCGAGATATCAAAATATCTTGAAAAGTTTACATATGAGGATTCGACGGATAAATCAGATACGATATCACTTTCCGTAGCAGATAGGGACCTTAAATGGAGAGAGGCATGGATACCAGAAAAGGGGGACACAATTCTTCCGTCAATCATATATGAGAATTGGAACTATGAGGGGGAGAAAATAACGGTCATATGTGGGAGCTTTATGGTGGACGATTTTGAATTTTCAGGCCCGCCATTTCGCGGAAGCATAAACGGGGTTTCAAGCCCTGCAAATACTGACTTCAAAGAAACGGAAAACTCTAAGACATGGGAAGCCGCAACCGTACAGCTCATTGCGGGGGAGATAGCCGGGAAATATGGTATGTCATTAGTCTATGAGGCTGGGGACATTCCGGTCGCGAAAACCGAACAGAACAAGCAAACAGACAGTAAATTTCTTAAGGGGATATGCGACAAGTACGGACTGGGGTTAAAAGTATACTCTAACCGCTTAGTCGTATGGGATTACAGGCAGTATTTTGCAAAACCGGTGGTCGCAACCATAACTCCGAGCATGTTGTCAAGATATGCTTATAAAAGTACCATGAGAGGGACATATACGGGTGCAAAAGTAAGCTATACAAACCCAAAAACAAAGAAAACGATTGAGATAATGGTGGGACAGGAGGGACGGATATATAAGTCAAACCAGAAAGCAGATAGCGAGGCCGATGCAAGACTGATTGGAGAAAACGCAATCCTTATGGCAAACCGAAAGGAAACCACCATGCAGCTTATCTTTAAAACCAGGATTGCTGTATATGCAACTCAGACCGTGCAATTATCTGGATTCGGAAAGGCAGATGGAAAATACTTCGTAGAAGGGGTATCGCACTCCATAGCCCCAAAGAATGGTGATATGCAGGTGAGATTAAGCAAGATACCAGATGCAGCGACACAGGATACTGGGGAGGATGCAACGACGGACGCGGGAGCGGCAAAAGGAGAAATATATACTGTAAAGAAGCATGACACGCTATGGGACATCGCCAGAAACAGATATAAGGACGGTTCAAAGTCAGCCGCGATTTATACGGCGAATAAGGAGACTATCGAGGATGCGGCACGAAAACATGGGAAGAAGGATTCGGGAAACGGATACTGGATATTCGAGGGGACCACGCTGGTTCTTCCGTAGAGGAGGGGATGGGATTGGATATATCAAGGATAGGAAATATATCCACACTTGATTTAGAGAAAGGGACCGCAAAGGTGCATTATGCGGATACAGGAAACACTACGTCGGACATGCCCTTATTCCGGTTCGGTGATGAATTCAACCCGCCGAATGTGGGGGACCAAGTAATCGTTATACATCTATCAAATGATTCCAGTTCGGGTGTTATCCTGGGAAAATTTTGGGATGAGACGGAGCCGCCCAAAATAAAGCAGGGATATAGGAAAGGATTTGGGGAAGGGGCTTATGAAACCGCACAGACGGGAGTGTATACGTTACATGCGGATGAAATCATACTGGAAGGAAAAAGCGGCAGCATGACGCTATCGCAAATTATAGAGCTGGAGAAAAGGGTTACAGACCTTGAAGGGAGGGGTTGATTTTGATTGGGCTGCTGGGAAGTCTTAGGTTTCGAGTGAATCGGAAGCAAGTACTGACCTTTAATAATTTTAAACGGGATGTTTCGGCTACTTGGAACACCATAGACAGGATTGGAATGAAACCACTCACTGAATTCGGCGGAGCACAATTACAAAAGGTAACACTTGAAATTACCCTGGATGCATCCTTGGGAGTTAAACCACGTAAACTGATATCTGCCATTGACAACATGATTGAGACAGGCGAGGTAAATGAACTGATTATTGGCAAAAAAGTAGTAGGCAAAAATAAATGGGTTATTACAAAGACATCACAGGAATGGAATGTGATACTAAGGGGTGGAGAACTGTATCGAGCCACGTTAAATGTATCATTGCAGGAATATGCGTGAGGTGATTGAATGGATGGACAGGATTATGTGCTGACAATAAAAGGCTCCCCACATGCTGAAAAAATAAGGCGGAGCCTGACAACTCTA